TGGCCGGGCCGAAGCACACCTGAGGAGATTGCTTCTCGTATCTTGTCTTCTACTAACAAGCGCAGCGTCGCGCCGCGCTTGGGGATTTGGAGGCTTGATTCACTCATCTACGCACTCTCCCTCATATGGTCTTAATTAGGCTATTCACAAAAATGACAATTCAAACTCGGTTTGACGCAACTATCGGGGGACGTTGGTGCGCTGCTCAGAATCATACATTTCGCCGAACAGATTGTCTGATTGTATGTGAAGAATCCAGTGCGCTGCCACAAAGTCGAATTTCGAGCACTGCTGCAGGCATCGCGCGTGACAGAAAGAAGGGAGTATCAGGGGGCGGACGACTTGAGTGACGGGGGATATGGCGGAACACATAAATGAGGGAGCCAGGTGAGAAAAAGCACCCAAGCGTTATAGCGGTGAAATGAGGAAGCCTGCACAGCAAAGGTGCAGGCTAGGAGCCGGCGATGCGACAGCGGGCTGCCGCATGCTTCAAACGATTACTTCGCCAGCAACGTCACGCCCCTCCCCCTCGGGTCTGCAACGGGCGCAGGGACTCGACCCTCGACCTTGATCGCCTGGACATCACCGTTAAAACCCTGATCAGCCAGGTTATAGCCCTTAGCTTCAAGGTCGGTTGCTAACTGCCCAGAGATAGGAGCATAAGGCTCCCAGAAAATGGTGTTCGCCGGCAGCAACTGGTGATGGAAGCGCATCGTTGCAACTGCATCCTTCAATGGAAGCTGGAAGTCATAGGTGTTGCTGACCACCTGAAAGATCGAGGTGAAAATCCGCGAGCCGCCTGGTGTGCCAATGACCAGAGCAACTTTTCCGTCCTTCAGGAAAATTGTCGGTGTCATCGAAGACAACGGACGCTTTCCAGGTTCAATCGCGTTGGTGTCATTGCCCACAACTCCCATCTGATTCGGCACACCCGCAAGGGCGGAGAAGTCATCCATTTCGTCGTTGAGCAAAATGCCGGTCTTGCTGGCGACCACACCAGAGCCGAAGAATCCGTTGAGCGTATAAGTGTTAGAGACCGCATTCCCCCATTTGTCTACGATTGAAAAGTGAGTGGTTTGCGGCTTTTCCGGGGAGGCGATGTTCAGACCTGCGACTACTTTACCAGTGTCCGAGGGCACTGAAACATTGACCTGCTCTGCACGGCTGGCCAAATACTTTTCATCCAGCAACTGCTCCACCGGCACTTTGTAGAAATCAGGATCACCCAAGTATTGAGCGCGATCCGCAAACACACGCTTCTCGATTTCAGCGACCAGGTGCATGTAGCTGACGGAATTAAGCGGGACGCCCTGGAAATCCTTTTGGCGCGCTTCCTTCATCTTCAAAAGCTGCACCAGAGCAATACCACCAGAGCTGGGAGGCGGCGCCGTGACGATATGAAAGCCATTCCAGTTCGCCTGTATCGGCTCTCGCCAGACCGCCTTATAGCCCTTGAGATCCGCTGCACTGATCAAACCACCATGAGCGCCCATATCACTGACGATCAGTTCGGCGGTCTCGCCGCTGTAAAAGCCATCCGGCCCTTGTGCGGCGATTCGCTTCAGCACCGCCTCCAACTCAGGTTGCTTGAATGTTGACCCCGCGTGCAATTTACCGAAGTACTCGGCGAAATTGGTTTTCCCGGAGAATCGCTTTTCATTTTCGGTCGCTGCCAGATTGGCTAACGTGTCATCGACGGCAAAACCCTCATGCGCATAGTGAATCGCTGGCGCGATCAGATCCGCCCACTTGAGTTTGCCAAAACGCTGATGAGCTTCCCACATGCCGGATACCGTGCCAGGCACGCCCACTGCGCGGTGGCCAATGACACTTCCGTCAAGATTATCAGCCGCAATCACTTGGCCTTTGCTGTCGACAAACATGTCTCGCGTCGCCTTGAGCGGCGCACGCTCGCGGTAATCCAGGAAGTACGGTTTGCCCTCGTGATAAACCGTCATGAACCCGCCACCACCGATATTTCCAGCCTCGGGGTAGGTCACCGCCAGCGAAAACGCAATGGCGACTGCCGCATCGATGGCGTTACCGCCTTTGGCGAAGATGGCATTGGCCGTGTCCGCGGCCAAGCGGTCTGGTACAGCCACTGCAGAAGCGTCCAACTGGGAAAGAGGGCTTGCTGACGCCAGCTGAGGAACGCTAGCGGTGAGGAGCGACGCACACAGCGCGCTCAACAAAGCACACCGACGTGCCAAGTCGAGCAAAGAGTTTTTGCACATAAACCACCTGTATTTTTATTAATAATTGGCAGCAACGTTTGACGAGTCCAAGTGTGCGACTGAGCTATTACAACCGCACAACTCGGCGCCTGAAGAACAGCAAAAGCGGAATAGTTATTATCTGTACTGCACGTACAAAAAGAGCCCTCGGCGTGGATCACGCCGAAGACTCTTTTAAAGGGAGGTTACGCTTGCTCCCCTACTCGCTCGACACGTGAAGGTTCGAGACTGGCCTTCTCCCACTTGGCAATAACCAAGGGGGCGATTGCATTACCCAGCACGTTCAACGTTGTTGTTCCGCTGTCGATAATTCTGAAGATACCAGCGATCAACGCGACCCCTTCCAAAGGAAGCCCGGCAGATGCCAGGGTGGCAGACAGAATAATGATGGCAAAGCCAGGCACTCCAGCGGCTCCCTTCGACGTCAATACCATCGTGACCACCAGCAGAATCTGCTGAGTCAGCGACAGGTCGATGCCGTACAACTGAGCGATAAAGATCGTCGCTACGCCGAGGAAGATGGACGCACCATCCAGGTTGAACGCATACCCCACCGGCACCACGAAGCTGACGATTCGTTGAGGGACGCCATAGTTCTCCAACTTTTTCATCAGCTGCGGCATGACCGCGGCGGACGCCGCACTGGAGAACGCCAGAATCAGCTCATCCCTGAAGTACTTGATCAACTTGAAGACATTTTCGCCAATCAGGTAGCAAATGCCGCCAAGAAAAATCAAGGCAAAAGCAATCAGCGCGAGGTAAACCACACCAATCAACTTGAGCAACGGTAACAACGAGGCAAAGCCAAAGGTCGCGACGGTCGCACCGATCATGCCGAATACGCCGATAGGCGCATAAGCCATGACAAACGAGACCACCTTGAACATCGCATCAGACAAACCTTGAACAACAGCAATGACAGGAGCGCTTTTCGCTTTTGGCAGTGTGTTCAATGCCATTCCCAGGAGCACGGCAAAAAACAGCACTGAAAGCAACTTCCCTTCCGACATCGCCACAATCACGTTATCGGGAACAATGTTCTGCAAAATAATCAGCGCGCCTTTCGAGGGCTCCATGTTAACCGTCGATGTACTGTGCGAGATGCCAGCAATTTCAGTACCTTTACCAGGCTCGAAGAAGTTGGCGAAGCACAGTCCGAGGACAATGGCCAAACTGGTAATCGCGAAGAAGTAAGCCAGCGATTTGGCGCCCATGCGTCCGAAGGACTTGTTATCGCCGCCACCGGCAATACCGAGAATCATGCAGCAGAAAACAATGGGAACAACAACCATCTTCATCATCTTGATGAAAATGTCGCCAAGGGGTTTAAGAATTTCGGTACTGACCCAGACCTGATTTTGTGGATGGGTATTGAAGTACCAACCGACAAGCACGCCGAGCAAAAGCCCAGCAACAATTCGCCAAACCAATGGGATACGTTTCATGTCTAGCCTTTTTGTTGGAATGAAAGGACTGCTTGAGGGCAGTAGCTAGATTCATGAGCTTCCAGCTCATTAAGGTTTCCTGGCGCCATATTCGTGCGCCAGGTTCTTTATTACTTGGCGAAGAGTTGGCTCATATCCTTGAACGCTTTGAACTCAAGCGCGTTACCACACGGGTCGAACAGGAACATCGTGGCTTGCTCACCGACCTGCCCTTTGAATCGAATGTAGGGTTCGATAACAAATTCAGTACCGAAGGACTTCAGGCGCTCGGCCAGTGCTTCCCATTGCGCCCATTCCAGAATGATGCCGAAGTGGGGAACCGGTACGTCGTGGCCGTCAACCGGATTGCTGTGAACGCTTTCTTGAGAAGCGGTCTTTGGATGCTCGTGGATGACCAGTTGATGACCATAAAAATCAAAATCGACCCATTGATTGCTGGAGCGCCCCTCGGAGAGTCCAAACACTTCGCCGTAGAACGTACGCGTAGCGGCCAGGTCGTAAACAGGAATTGCCAGGTGGAAAGGAGAAAGACTCATCGGGACTCCGAATGCAGTTTTTATAGGTTTATGAAGTCGGACAGCACGCTTACTGTCCGACAGCTTCTTTGAAGATGGATTTATGCTAAAGCGGCTCCACCGTAAATAAAATCAATATATATTTTTCATAAACACAAATTATTTTTATCAATTATTCAACGCAAAATACACCGCTCGTCACGGCGTATCGGAGTACTTATGCCCGGTTTAGAAGGCTCCTGATTTTCCTACTGGTCCCAACCTGCCTGAATAGCGCGGGTGATCTCGTCGACGAATACGCGTGTTTTGGTTGGAACGAGTCGCCCCGGCGGCATCAACGCGTAAACCCCGCCACTCTCCGAGCCCTGCCATTGCGGCAGGACAGGCACAAGTTCACCATTGCGAACCGCGGGCCCCGCTAGCCAATCCGGAGTAAGGATGATGCCGACGCCTTTAGCAGCCGCTTGAAGCAGTGACTCTGAATTGTCCGAAATCAACGGGCCAGTTGGCCGTACCGTCCGGTGCTGACTGCCGTTTTTCAGTACCCAGTCTGGCCAGCTTGAGTGACTACTGAATCCCAGGCAGGCATGTTCAGCCAACGCTTCAGGCGTCTGAGGTTGACCCTGCAAAGCGATATAGCTCGGGGATGCATAAAGCAGGTTGCGAAAAGGCGCGATCTGCTTGGCGACGAGCGTGCTGTCGCGCAACACTCCCACGCGGATAGCCACGTCAAACCCCTCCGCCACTACGTCGACGTAGCGATCGGCAAAACGCGCATCCACCCGGATTTTTGGATGCTGTGCGATGAACGCGGGCAACAATGGCGCCACCCATCTGCGTCCAAAGGTGACGGGGAGTGACACCCGGAGCAATCCCTGTGGACTGGCCGCAAAGTTACTCGCCTCTTGGCCGGCACTGTCCAATTCATCCAACAATGCACGTACACGTTGATAGTAAAGCGTTCCAACTTCAGTCAGAGAGACGCGCCGCGTGGTGCGGGACAACAGTCGAATTCCGAGTCGCTCTTCCAGTTGCCCGATCCTTCGCGAGATGATCGTGGCGTCTCGTCCTATGACCTTGGCCGCATCTGTGAAACTGAGGGCCTCCACTACCGCCACGAAGGCCGATAGCTCGTCCAGTGTCACGCGACCTAACAATTCCTGCATATTATTCATGACGTTTATTCGTTCAGACCTGACTTCCCAACATTGTGCGTCTATTAAATGTTTTCGGAAATCAGCCGATCGAAGAGGACACACTCATGAAATGTTGAAAGAGCATTGGCGGCGACCCAGGTTTCGGATTCGCCACAGCCCGGCGATTTGCGCGAGACCGTATTCGCGTCTCGCCAAGTCAAAAATCACCAGAGGGGAACTATGCAGTTCAAGATGATTCGACTCTAGTCACCACAAACCTGTGTAACCCCGACTGTAAAAGTTGGAGAAGACTGCCTGACGAGCCGTCAACTAGGTTCATCCCTGCCTGCATCGCCATACTTCCTGCGGGAACATGGCACACAGAAATCTTGCGTCCCTCTCCTCCGAAGGAGATGAGGGCTCCACCGAGAGCCAGTCGTTTTGTAGGGGTAAAAATGCCTAAAAATAAAAAAGGGTCGCGAGATAAAATCTCGCAACCCCTTGAATTATATGGTCGGGACGGAGTGATTCGAACACTCGACCCCTAGCACCCCATGCACGCAGGACCCATGCAAGCCCCTTTGTAATGGCCGTTTTTACTGGCGCTCGCTGCAACCGAATGCCTACAAGAGCTTATAGGTGCGTGAGAAAGTCACGCAAAAGTCACGCACGCCTTTTTGGTACCATCCCCCGGCGTCCTGCCAACCGTACCCTTCCCTCTTTTGCGATTGACCACTGCTACGCTGAAATCTCCACGGAGGATTTCGCGATGCCAAATTCTGACTTGCTCCCTTCCCTGCTGTTCAAGCTCAACGAAAACCAACTCGCCTTGGAGGCTGCCATCATGGAGCTTTCGAACTGGGTCGAGCAGTGCGGTTCGGCCGACGTCGCCGACAACGTGCGCGGCGCCCTGGAAGCGATCGATAAGAATGAAGAATTCATCAAGATCACGCTCGCGGTGATGATGACGCCGGAGTGACGACTATCAGCTGTGGATACAACAGGTCGACTCCAGGTTGCCGACGATGATCCAATGCTAAAGTAAAAAAATAAGTCCTTTCCTCCTTTTCCTTTCGAGATTTATTAATGTCTAAATTCGTCACCGCAGACTTCGGATCAGCGGCCCCGCTACCTAAAAAACCCGTAGATGCACTTGTCAAGCAGCGTACAGTTTTCAACGACGACCGAACTCACCGATTCACGCTCTTCCGGCACTGGGGCAACCCAGAGCATTACGCGTGCGGAATCAGCATGAACCCTTCAGGTGCGGCGGAAGAAGGGGACGATCCAACTGTTGATCGCATGGTATGCAGAGCAATGGACTTGGGCTTCGGCGCCTATTACCAGCTCAACGTGATGTCAATTCGCGGTACCGATTCGTCGCACCTTGCCACAGCATCGGAAGTCAACCTCTCGGAAAACGACGATCACATTCGGCGGATCGCAGCTGGGGCAGGAATAGTTATAGTGAGTTGGGGGAATGCCGGTCACAAGCGAGGACTCGAGGTGGAGAAAATTCTGCGAGAGGTGTGCGACCCAGCAAAGGTCTTTTGTTTAGGCCTCAACCAGAACGGGTCTCCAGTCCATCCGCTCTATCAAAAGAAAAACGCTAAATTGCAGCCCTACATAATCACACCGCGATTCTAAAGGGGTAAGGTAAAGTACTCAGGACCAATGAAACCGGGCACTTCCTTACTTTGGAATACCCGGCTTTAACCTGCTTTACACGGTCAGTGGTAAAAAATTGGTACGGACTTCCGACCGCCATCGGTTGATTTAACGTTGAGGCAAGTATGGATATTGAAAAGCTCTCGCTCCTGCTGAAACCCTGGCTACGTGTGGACACTTGGCATACCGGTCATCCGATGGACGACCAGCGCTTCCACCGTGCGTTGAAAGCAGCATTTGATGAGTTTGGCGTACAAATAAGCTCGGACGATTTTCGGAAAGCAATCGCCGCCTGCTTGAAAGATCACCGCCCAGGGGACGTAGGGGCATTCGAAAGCGATATCGAAGAGTTCGCGCAACGTGGCGAGGATATCGCCGGTTATCTGTTCGACCTGAAGCCTTAAGCATTCGCGGTGGGGGCGTTTCTTGGCGCCACCATGTCAAGGTGATCGTGAAATACTCATAACATCTTGATCTAAAAGACAAAACAAGGACTTTTCAGCCCCTCAAAACTGCTACATCACCCTATAAGAATCAATAACTTAGCGCTGTATATTCCTACAGTGGTGCCCATTCTTCGGTGTCGACAATCCAAAATCCCCTAACCACCACCCTAGAGAAGTGAAAGCCCTCTGCACATACAAATCCTGTATAAATGTAGGGGTGAAACAGTCCTTTGGAGAGATGCCTTTTGGCCAGCGTTGGTGCATCGGTGCGTAAAGCGATTGATGATTGGATGTGCGGCGACTTGGAATTCGCCATGCTTCATGCTTGCAACGCCGTAGATGGAACTGCGAGCAAGCTGCACCCCGGTTTAGGCAGCAATATCCGCTTCACAGGGTTACTCCGCGATAACTATGCAATCTTCGGCCCAATGGGGCTTCCAGGCATTAATCTGGCGGATACTCGCTGGCCAATTAAAGTAGAACGCCCGAAAGCACATGGCGGCTTACCTGACATAGCAGATGTAATCTACGGGATACATCGCTGTACCCACGGACACGGCGGAGAACTTCCTGATGGTTTCGGCCTTTGGCCGGACGCCGCAGGGCCTGATAGGAGTACGCGATTTAGTGTCGAGAGAGGGAAAATCCAATTGTCCGATCGGGTTATTTTCGGACTTCTTGGCGTTGCTATTTTCTCGCCGGCTAACATCGGGCAAAGCGTGCCGGAGGGATACCATTTGACGTTTGCCGGGACAGCTCTACCGATAAACGAATGGTGGGGGCGCACGACGGATTTTCTTAAGTTGGCCGAGCTGGAAGTGATGCCTTCTGTGATCATAGACTTCAAGCACTGGCGCTAGCCTACAAGTTCATTTTGTGGCATCAAAGCCTGGGATGCCGCATAAAAGTCGCCAAAGGCCTTTGTAATCAAGTCTTTGAACTACAAATCAGCCCCGAAAAAACCATCTTTTGCGACTCTTTAGAACCCAACAAACATTGTTCCAAACAGTTGCATTTTGGAGAAAATATCCCCCTTCGAAGAAATCCCATCTCCGGCGTTCTGCCGTAAACACAAACCTACTGCTCGTCGTCCTACCCTCGCCCAATTGTCTTGCCTCAATCACTGTACATCCGAACAGCACCTTTAAAGCATGACCAGGCCCAGAACTGATCCATTCAATCAACGAGATCATTGACGACTACCATGACAATACCTAACCGACCACCATCACCGAAAAAAGCAACGGGAGTAAGGTAGATGACACCAGAAAGGATCGTTGAGTTATGCGGGATGTTCTGTACGGAAACGGCTTCTGGAACATACTCTGCAAAGTCTCAGCAATATAGATTGCTGGAAAATGGAATATCGTTTCACTTACTTAATTATGACGCGCTTTCAACCGCAATAATTGGCCTTTCTGAAGTGCTACTACGGCCAAACTTAAACACCATAGTTGATTCTGACCACTACGCTCTTTGGGGGTGGTGTGGAGAATTATTACTAGGACCAATGGCACAAATAAAAATACACAACAACAAACTTATGGACCAAGAGATAAACAATCTGTATCAAACCTGTATTCGTGCGGCACTTGCTAAGTGTGACCGCCCTACCCAGCAGTTGCCGAGAGAGGAGCAAAGAAAAAAAGACATTCGAGCGTTTATGAACCCTGATGGTGGACAGCGATTGAAATCATCTTCGGACATGATTCTCGCTTACCTTGCCTTCCCTCTACTCGAGGCACTTCTAAAACAAGTTTGCAACGAGTTTATTACGCCAGACTCAAAAACAATAAAAAACTTTACAAGAACCACCTTTAACAACCCAAAACATATAGTCCATGTCGGCACAGAAATCAGCAGCTTAAAAATTTTACTCAATCTTTTATATGATCATGTAGCATCTGCAGACTTAAAAACACTCATCGACAAATATCGATTCCATATAAGTGACGTTGGCGCCAAGCTAGATGCATTTGAACTGATTTACGATTGGCGCTGCGCCTCCCTCCATGGAAACACAAATTTTCCGACTATAGGTGGGGTTATACTTAACTTCTGCCTACTAATCTCTGTCTACCAAATTAAAGATGAATATGAACTATGGCGTGAAGAGGGAAATATATCTTGGTCAGGCTGCGAAAGAAGGGGGATAACCATTGACAATTTTTATCCACCTGGATGCTTCTTACCTTCATTACCAATCGAGTAGACAAGCTGCACGGCCATAAACTCTCCGGAACAAAACTCAACGAGCAAAAGCATGCACATATGCCTGACATGCTCGCAGAGCAATCAATCCTTGGTCGCCGGCGTCGGTGATGGCGACAATTCGTTGAGCAAGCGCTGGGTCAAGTCGGGCGCGCGTTCCTCCATGAACCACGCTGCCGGTGCCGGTATCGGCTGACACTGCACAGCCACCGGCTGAATCCGTGGCGTCGAGAAGGACTGACAGCCGCAAATCAGAAGTGGCAAGGCGATCGCGCAGACGCGCCTGGTTTGCTTGAGCATCGCTCAGTTCCTTGTAGTGGATTTGTTCACTGGCCGACAGGCGCTGCTCGAGTGCCAGGCGCTTGTCCTGATCGGCGCGCACCTGGGCGGCCGCCGCGTTGCTGATGGTGTCCAGATCGGACTGGTGCAGTAGCGCCTGACCGGCGAGCTGCTTACCGTAGCGCCAGTCCTGCACCTTCCACACGCCACCGGCGGTGAATAACAGCAGCGCCAGCACGCCCACCAGCGCCAACTTCAGCGCGGCGGGACTCATGGCACATCCTTGAAGAACACGTGGTGACCAAGCGCCAGCGTCTGCTTGGCGCCTTTCACCCAGGCCGGTGGTTTCGACATGGTGGTCGCGTAGTAATGGGTGGCACCGCCGGTGGGGTCCGGCACCTTTCCATCGATTACCTGGTCAGCGGCAATCCGCGCCTGCGCGAGCTCACGGAACGGGATCTGCTTGGCGCCACTCAGGTAGGCGAAGTTCGGGTCGTTCCTGTTCCAGCAACTGAACTGGTACGGCTTCTGGCACACACCGGCATAGCCCTCCCCCCACCACGACTTGTCTTTGCCGTCGTTCACGCGGTTGCGGATGGTGCAGGCCACGGCGATCTGGCCGGCCAGGGATTCGCCGCGGGCCTCGCCCCACAGCGTGCGGGCGAGGATGTCGCGGTCTTTCTCGGATACGGTCATCACTTTTCTCCGGGCAAAAAAATCCCGCTCGATGGCGGGTGCGTTGTTCGGTGGCTGCGCGCTACATCACGTCGATGGCTATCGCTTCCGGATCAGCGACGATCACCGGAACCGCTGGCTCGATCGGCCAGACCGGCGCGGCGTACCACGTCGGCTGAACCGTGACCTTGCCCAGGGCAAACTTGTAAGTCTTCCAAGCCTTCAGGCTGACGATCAATGCGGCCTGCTCGGTCTGATCCTCATCGGTGGCTTCGCCAACATCGATGCCATAACCCAGCGTGTCGACGCGGTCTTGAATGCGAGCGATCTGCGTCACCGCTTTGGCGTTCTTCGCGGCCAACTCGGCTCTGGCCTTGGCCAGTTGCTCGACTTGAACGGCAGCGTCCTTCATGTCCTTGGTGACCAACTGCGACCAATCAATGCTCATCGGTGACCTCACTCGCATCGGCAGGTTCTGGAAGGGGCTGGGGCAACTGGACAAGGCCGTCTGGCACATCTACCAAGGCGGCGGGAAAGGCTTGTTCCGGACTGAAGTTCGCGGGGATTGGCAGGAACATGGCCAACTTGATTTCGCCGCTGGTTTTTTCAATATCACCAATGAACCACTTACTGGTGATGGCGACGCCAGGCAGCGTGCTGCCTTCGGTCAACGGCGAGAAATCGAACACCTCGCCGTTGACCATCAAAGTCTCCCCGCGTTTCTCAATCTCCAAAACATCATCGCAGCGTGTCGGCCACAACTTGATCTGCATTAGAACCACCTCCCTATGCAAATAATTCGAATATTGGTAACTGTTTGAGCTGTTGGGCCATTGCGATAAACAAGAGACACGCTGGACGTCGAGACGGCGTATCCATAAGAGAACCCAAACTGATCGTTGGATGCCGAAGGCGCACCGCTCCCCGCCACATAAAAAGATGCATCAATGAACGTAGCTGGCAATGCGAGGGGGCCTACCACGGTGAAAGTGTTCGCCGCCACAGCCGGTGAGCCGACTGGTTTTGCAACACAGATAAGCGTCCCGTCTGCAAACTTGGTGTAGGAGCCCGCCGCGTTTGTACCCGCCTCGATAATCGAACCTGTCGGCACTCCACCCGATTGCGAAACCGTGCCGAGAATGGCGGCCGCAGCGAGCCTTGTGGCCATACCGATGGTGTTGCCCGTCCCGCCCTGAGCAGTACTCAGCGCCGTAGTCAGGCCCGTAAGGCTGGTGATATCAGTATTGGCACCATTCAATGCAACGCCACGCCAGTTACCCCACGTTGTGGCTCCAAGGCGTTTGCGAACAGAAACAACTGGAACGGCTGTGCCTTCTTGGAAGGCCAACTGAGCAACCTCTTGATTGTACCGAGTAACGATCATCGAGTAAGGCGCCCCCGGGATTGGCACGTTGAGTGCAACCCCGATGATGCGTACAAACCCCGGAATGATTGCCAAGTTGGCGTCGGTAAAAGCCATCCCTCCGTTGAGGGCGCCGAGACCAAAGGCGGCACCAACGCTGAGCACGCGCCCCGCCGTCGTATCAACGTCACTGGTCATGACGTCTGATGAAATGGCGGTCCCAACGGCAGTTAGCCCGGTACCACCTTTACTTTGCGGCAGAACATCGTAGTTACCGGTCGTACCCAGCGCTGCGAGCTTTGCCCCGTAGGTATTGACCAAGGCTCGCAGCGCATCCGCCGAGTCCTTCACGTAACCTTGCATCGGCGCGAGGGCGTAACCGCCGGCGGCGTTGGTCGCGCCCTTGTAGTTAGGCGAAATCGACATCGCCGTGTCGCTGGCAATGTTGGTCACCTCGTACCAGGCGCCATCGGGGCCGCGAAAGGCATCGCCCACACGTGCATTCGCGATGAAGGCCGTGCTCGAACCGATCACGGCGCTCGAATTCAGGGTGACAGAGACCGTTCCTGATTTGTACCAGGGCATGGCAACTTCCTATTGAATTAGTTTAAACGGCGAGCTTTGCGAATACCGCAGGCAAGAAGAAAGCGAATGGATTGGTGAATCCGTCCGTTACTGCATAAAGCACTCCAGAGTTAAAGTCCCACAAAGTTTTAAGCAGCCGTCCCGAAGCAGAGCCCGTCAGCATGTTCATACCGAACGTGTTGATCAGCAGGTATTCGTTTTCTGGAAAGTTGAATGAAACAGTGTAAAAACTTCTCGTACTACCAGTTGCGGACGTTTCGGATCTAACGTAGGACCAGTTTTGAAACGCCCGAGTAAATAACGCAGTAGGCGTACCAGAATCAAACAGCAACTTTGAAGACCCATCCCAGAGCCGCATCCCATAAGTGGCAACGGGTTGTGCTCCGAATGTCGCCGCGAAATACCGCCCGTTCGGCTGGTTGGTGTTCACGTCGTAGGCCCTAACGTAAAAGCCTGTCCAGTTGCCGGCCGACCCGATCACCTGCATGGCGGTGAGCCCTGCGATTCCTCCTGTATCTGGACGGCAAAACACCAGCGGCGGCTCCTGACTGGTGATGGCACGAGGAAAGGAAGTGGACGATCCAAGTCCTGACTCCTGTGTCGGCGCATAACGACCGCTGCAGATCACGTTGAGCCGGGCAAACTCCGAGTCGATAACCACCTGATTGCTGTTGTTGATGAAACTCAGCCCAAAAGTCATTAGGCAAACCTTATGACCATCAAACGCATGGTCCCGCTGGTGGAAAGGCTGGCCGCGAAGGTGCGCGTGTAGTTGTAAACACGCGCAACCCCCGAGAGCATTTCGGTTTCGAACTGGAAAGATAAATCTGCGTTGTAAGGGCCTACCGGAATAACGATCGCCACCGAGTTGGAGGCATCGCAACCTGGCACCGAGAAGTCCTGATTCGCTTTCGCGGCGGTTGCAAAGCTGACCTGGGTCGACAGCACAACCCGCATGGTGAAAGAGTTCTCATCGAGCTGCAGCGCGCCATCGGGTCCCCAAACCCGCATTCCATAAGCCATTTTTCACCCCAGATAGCCGAGTCGGACACGCAACACGTTGTTGGCGTCGTAGACCGAGACGTTCAGCGAGTTGATCACCAGCCGCCCCTGACCGGGGACAATGCCGTTGATCTCCAGCGTTCCGTCTTTATTCAAGATCCAGCCTTGCTGGCCGGCGATGTAGTTGGTCGAGCTGATGTAGCTGCCGATCTTGGCGTTGGTGATGGTGCCGTCAGCGATGAACGCCGAGTTCATGAACACTTGGCCGCCCTGTACCGCAAACGGAACAGACACGGCGCCGCCGGCGATGGTGTTGACGATGGCGAAGCGATCGGCGCTGACCAGAAACTGGCTTTGGAGCCCTGCCGGGGTATTTTCGATACCCAGTCCAATCCCGGCAGCGATGTACTGCCCAGTGGAGGTGCTGTATTGCATCTTCACCGACCAGGTCGCAGCCAGCTTGCCGTTCACGTCGTTGATGATCGAGGCGTTGGTCTCGATCATCGTCTGCTGTTGGCCGATCTGCACGCCCTGACTGTCGAGCTGCGAGCCCTGCCCATCGACCGTCGTACTCAGTTGGGTGATTTGCTGAGCAGTGGCTTGCTGGTTGGTGACCACGACCTGTTCAAGGGTGGTGATGCTGGCTTCGTTGTCACCAATCTTGGCTTCGAGCGTTGTCTGCCTCCTCGCCGAAGCCTCATTTTCTGACGCACGAACTTTCTCCTCCGTAGCAATGGCCGCCGTGCTGGTCCAGCCTTTCAAGGCATCGGCAAGCTCCCCTTCCCCGTTGTCATCCCGAAACGACGCACGCAGCGCTTCGAAAGCTGTGGCCTGCGCGGTGACTTCGCCATCCAACTCAAGGATGTCAGTGGTGTTTGTCGCGACCTGCTGCGCCAAACCATTGACCGTTTCCACCGACTGCCCCACATCCAACCAATAGACCGCGTTCGGCGGTGGCGTATTGATCGGCACCGGCACCTTGGCCTGGTAAAGCAACTGGCCAGAACGTACGATCGCGTTCTTGATGTAGGTTTTGGTCGGGTCGTAGGTTTCGTCAAGCGCATCGATCTGCGTTTGAAGCCCTGGGATTTTCTCGATCTCGTTTAGCAGGTCTTGGCCGAGCTCGGTCTCAGTGATCTGCCCCTTGATCATCTCCAGAATCGGACCAGCGTTCGAGCTCGACTGGCCCAATACCCCATTCACTATCGGATAGAAGGGGCCGAGGTTGCCGATCCGGTCTACCAGGCGCGCCCAGAAAAAGAACGAGGTGCCCGCCAGTAGGCTCTGCATCGAATAATCACTTTGCGGGTAGGCCAGATCTGCCAGCTTGGTCGCTGCGGCCAGGTTGTTGGCCGGGCCATACCAGAGCTCCGTGCGCTGGGTGTCCTCGGCTCCTGCTGGAAAACCCCATTTGAGGCGAATGCCGAATAGCAGCGAGGTGGCCGTCAGGGATGACACAGCCGGTGGCAAACCCGCTTTGCCCTTGAGGTTGGTCAGGATCGAGTTGCGCCAGATCGACGAGATGTCGAAGGCACTGACGGCCCGCACCCGCGCCACATAGGCACCAGCGTAAATGCCGGTGACGTCGACGCTGGTCATCCCGGTGCGTTGCAGCTTGATCCAGTTGCCGCTGTCCTTGCGCCACTCCACGTCATAGCCGACCGCGCCGTTCACAGCCGGCCAAGTGATCGTCATGGTGGCAACGGCAATGCCTTGGGAGACAACCGAACTCGATGTGAGCGTCACGCTGGCCGGAGCCGGTACCACAGTGATCGGAATCACGCTGATTGGCCGCTCTTCCAGGCGGGCGCCAGTGTCGATGTGCGCGAACTTGCTTGGGTCGTACTGAACGGCCGAGATTTCGAATACGCCCGGCTCTGGCCGAGACACGGCGGTCACCCGGTACAGCGGCACAGCCAGGTCGTCCGCATCTAGCGCCCAGACAAGCTCGCGCTCTGGCACTGCCGAATACGCGACAGTGACAGTCACCGCACGCCCCGCCACGGACTGCACGGTGCGCCCTTCGCACTTGCCATTGGGCAGGTTCAGGATCAGTCGGTCGCCAACCTTGGCTTGAGTGTCGCGGTCCAGGGTGATGGTGCGACCCGCAACTGCGGTGATTCGCCCGCCGATTGCGCGGCCCGCCAGTAGCTCGTCGGCCACCGGGATGACGTACCCAGGCAGAGGGATGCGACCATCCAGACCAACCTTGAACGAGATCCCGCGATCCTTGGAGTTGGTCAGTAGCGCCCACTTGCCGCGGCGCTGCGCCTCCGATTCGCGGGAACAGCCAATCGCGCTGATCTCCAGCGGGTTGTCGCCGTAACGCCGTTGCAGCTTCGGATCGGTCACCGACGTGACGTCGGTGTCGTAGTTGTTCGCCGGGTTGTCGTAGCTGATCAGGGCTCGGCTGTAACGGGTACGCTCCGAAGCGCTCGAGTAGGTGAACGTGCCGTCGATAACGTTCGCCCGGGTGTAGGCGAAGTCGAAATCAGTAGCCCGCGGCATGTCGGACAGGCTGAACAGTTGGCCTTGCGCCCAGTAGGTCATGCCGCGGTAAATCGCCGAGATGTCGCGCAGCAGCGACCAGGCGTCGGCCTTGCCCTGCAGGTTGAGGTTGCAGATGAAGCGCGGCTCTTGCCCGCCCTTTCCGTCTGGCACCAGTTGGTCGCAATACTGGGCGATGCGGTACAGCTCCCACTTGTCCACCTGCCAAGACTTGATCCGTCGGCCAAGGCCGAAGCGGTCATTTACCGTGATGCCGTAGGTCACCCATGCAGGGTTATCGGTCCAGGCTTGCTTGAATGTACCGTCCCAAATACCGGTATAAGAGCGGGTGTCAGGATCGTAATTGCTTGGCACCTGCCATTTACGGGCGCGGCAGTCTACGGTCACAGCAGGGATGTTGCGGAACTGCTCGGCCGAAAACTCGATGTAGAGCAGCGCTGTGTTCGGGTAGCGCAGCTTGGCGTCGATGACTTCAGTGAAGCCGGCGATCTGCATGGTGTCGGCGATTTTGTTGTTGTTCTGGTTCAGGGTCACTCGGGTGACACGAATCAGCCAGCCGCTGGTCGCCACCGGAAGGTCAACTCGGCGAGTGCGCTCGTAGGTACTGGTGGTCTTGCCGTCTACAGCCTCGCTCAGCACTTGCTGATATGCGCCGCCATCGGTGGCCAGCTCAACCTTGTACTCGATCCGATAGCCATTCACGTTGCCACTGGCATCGACCGATTGCAGGGCGGGCCAGGCGAAGCGCAGGCGCACGGCCGACAGCTCGGTATTGCTGATTGCTCGCACATAGGGCGTACCGCTGCGCAGCTCGATGCCGAGTGAGGTTTCGTTCTCGATCGACGGAATGCCTTGGATGTAGCCCTGCTCGACGGAGCCGCTGCGGTACTCCCACTTCACGTTCGGGAAGTTCATGTTGCCCTGGGGGTCTTGCAGGGGCGTGTTGTCGAGATAGATGTCCTTGGCGGTCGGAATGCCAGCGAACTCGCCCTCTCCCATGGCGATAAGGATCTTGGCCATGGCCACCGAGCGCAGGCTATCCGGCGCCTCGGTCGGGGTCTTTGGCTTATCCGATCCGCCCTTGGCTCCGAAGATTTCAACCTGCTGTGCTGCGCCCATGCTTTCCTCCAGGCAATAAAAAACCGCCTCATGGGCGGTCGTGGTGTTTGGTGGTCTGGCTACATCTGGTCTTCGGCGTAAATGGCGGCGCTGATGATCGCGCCCCCCCAGCGGCGCTTGCCGATGCAAAGCGGGACCGGGTTGCCGGATGCCGTAGTGTTCTTGGCGCTGCCGAAGGCATAACCGGGGGTGTTCTCGGGGGCAGCGCTGGTCTTCAAGCCTTTGGCTTGCGGGCTGAGAAGCTGGATTACGCCGCCAGCAGTCAGTGCAATACCGCCACTGAGCAATGACCCACTAATAGCTAATGCAGCTGGCGTACTACCAGGCACGAAGAACGACGCGGCGACCATTGCCACACCGACGATGGTCTGCAGCGCACCGGCCCGTTTACTGCCAGTAATGACTGGCGCGATGCGAATTTCTCCAACCCCACAATACCCCAGCTCTCGCTCTTCCAAATTCTTGGAGCCGCGAAAGACCGCAAATTCAATGCCTCTGGACTTTGCATTGGAAATGAAGCGCTCAAAGCCTTGGATCTGAACGCAAAGCGCCTTGATCGCCTCAGCAGGTGTTCTAACCGATAGCCGGAACTCCCGGCCAAACTGCCTGAGAGCCCCATAGAGCTTTACTGTTGTGAGTGGCTGATAATCGATCGCGACGATTGACATTATTTCTCCCGCCCATAAAAAAACCGCCCGAGGGCGGCATTGTTTTTACTCATTGTTCATATGCACTTTTTAACCGCGTCGGATACATCACCCCTGCCAGCCTGCATCCAGGCAATGCGCTGGAAGTGACGGACAGATGCGCCGGTGGCTGTCTTATCGATTTCAAGGAGCTCATCCGTTTGTCCGACGCCGGGATTGGACATAACCAATCGATAACCGCGCTCAGTCTCGGTCATTGTCGAGCCCGCGTTCGAGTCTTGCCACTTTGGAAAGACGCAAAGCGCATATTGCTTGGGAGACTTCTTTGTCGCGGAAGAGAAAACCGGACTTCCTGATTTCAAGTCAGAAGGCGTTGTACACCCAGTCAGCAACGCTACCGCCATCGCTCCTACGATCAATTTCATGCGGGTCACTCCTTGTGGGAAAGCAGCACTCTAGCGCGGCCCTGTCCGGGCATCCAGTATGGAGGAAAGGTCAGTGGCGGGATTGGACCCAGGCATAGTAGCATTACGCCATACAACTTCTTAATCATTGCATTTCTCAAGGCATCTACAAACATGGATAGTTTTTCCATACCACCAACAATTTTCGTCGCATTCGGCGTGATCACTGCGGCCTTGCTGGCCGGCTTCTTCTCCTACCTGAATCTAGTTAGCGCGAAGGAAAACAAGGTTTCAGAATTCCGTCTCGCTTGGATTGATGGGCTGCGTGAGGAGATCGCAACCTACACTGCCGCGGTCCGCGAGCTTGTGAGGGTTGATGGAAACAAGCTCTATGAACAGAACGATAAAGAGGAGAAAACGCTAGTCGAACTAAAACGTGAACGTCACCTTGAAACTCGCGATGCTTATGGAAAAGTGGTGGAGAGCCTTTCAAAAATCCAAATGAGGCTGAACCCGACGCACATCAAAGAGTTTCCGGACGGTGCAGAGGCCACGCTAATGGCTAACATCCTCAAAACGCGTCAGCTGTTTAACGATCGTCGATACTCTGAGGCCGGAAAGTTCAGCGATGACATTCGGGACAGTGCAACCCCGCTGCTTAAGGCGACTTGGGACCTAGTGAAGAATGGTGAGCCTGGTTATCAAAAAATCAGAAAAATCGCTGCTCGGACCATCGTTATTGGGATGGTCCTAGTTGGCGCCATATTTGTTGGATTGTGCGCCACCGCATTCATACAAGTGGAATCTAAGCATCTCAGCATAGAAAGCCAGAGCACAAACTCCGTATTGACGCCCCCAAGCAGCCAAAAATCTGAAATTCATCAGAACGAAAACGGCAATGCCAACGCCTTGCTCGACAAAAGCTCAAACGGCGCAGCCAATCCAGCTACTAATGACAAGTCGCCGGCAAAAGAGACTCGAGGCAGCACTCCACAGAGTTAACGCTCATAGCCCGTCCCGAACGGGCTTTTTATTTCTCCCAATCTAGGTAGGAGCACCAATGCATAAGGTTTTGCTGGCCGTCAGAATTGCCCAGAGAGGCGAGGTCCTTTGCTACCTCAGTCATGATCTTACCCTTCCCTTCGTACCATTCCCGGGCTTGCGATTTGAGCAAGGCATCAGCTGCCGCCTGTGGGAGACGCCGACAGGCAAGGAGCTTGATCCGGAGGTAGAGCGCGTCATCTACGACCTCGATGAAGAGCAGTTCGTATGCCTGTTCACCGTGGATTTGCCGTTGAGCGCGACATTCTGGCAGGCGGATGCCGAGTTCAAACCTGGCTACGTGAGCAGCCTGGAGCAGCATTTTCGCCATATGCCCATCCCTATGTAACTACAAGCCCGGCCCGTCGGGCTTTTTCATGCCAGCAAAGACACCTCCTAACGGAAATAGCCCGGATGACTGACCCACTTGAGCCGCCCTTCTTGGGCCTAGATGCAGAGCTTTTCATGTTCATGCTTGAGCGCCATGCCGGCGATCCCGGTTTAGCGACGTCGGTAGCGGTGATACAGGAGCGCCTTTCTTATCGCGCAAAACGCAATATCACCGTAGAGGAAATCGAAGGGATTGTTGAGAGTACGCAATACCGAAAGCGCAGCAAACAAGATCCTGCCGTAGACGATACGCCTTACCTAACCACGCACGTCGCTGGCAACTTGAGCCATCTGCGCCTACTCGAAGGAGTGGCGGAAAATAGTAGTAGATGGGGCTGGAATGCGTAGTACAACCCAAGATAGCAAAAAGCCCAGCTGGTGGGCTGGGTTTCAAGTGTCAGTACTTGTCGCGAAACCGGCTAGCAACGCGGACTAAGTAATTCATGATCTCGCGCTCACGCGCCTTGCCGTGCGCATTAGGGTGAAGGAAGGCGATTAGAGAATAGCGATCTTCCTCGTACAGCCCCTGCGTATAGACCAGGGCTGCATCCTGATGAGGCGAATTCATAGGGCAGGTTCTGTCATGCTGCGGGCGCTTATCAGGGAAAATCGTGGGCGGTATAGCTATATGAATGTGCATTAGGCCGGCATCAATAGCCGCCTCTGGTTTCACATAAGCAGCCTCACGCCCGAAATACTGGGGGATACACAAACGATTGCTGGAAATGTACCGGGTGAAGTCGCCAATCAGGGCGTTCAGCAGTCCTGGGTAGTCTGTCAAAACGTCACGAAAAAGGGCTTCATAGGTCTCAGGGTTAAACTCGACGACTACTGACATCCACTAGCTCACAAGGCGGTGGAGGCGATCTGTAGCCATATCAGCCAAGGCCTTAAGTCCGCTGGTATCGATATCACTCTCGAAGATCTGCGGGTCATTCAGGCGCTGATTGATCAATATCTCGTTGCGCACAGCCAAAGACCGAGCCTTGGCTAGCTGCCGGCGAAGCGATTGATATTCTTCGCCGATGACGGGAAGTGCAGCAAGGGGGGCATCATTCCTATTCGCCTCCTCTAGAGCCCGAAGACTCTGCACGACTTCAGCATAAGGGTGTTCGCTCAACACGTATTTCGGTATGACGGTGTCGGCCGAGAGTATGTGGCAGCTCTCTTCTAAAGTCTTGTGCATTAGTCGAAGGGCTGCGATAGCGGTTTTGATGCTTTGCCGCAGCTTGGCCTTTTGCTCAAACTCATGTTTTGAGCTAACGCCTGGCTTGATGATCTCGACCACTTGAGGCGCAGCGGCAGCAATTTGAGCGCACGAGGTCGAAACACTCAGCGCTAAGCTGAGTATCGCCACCTTCGAAAATGGAACCTTTGCGCGGGACATGCTGCCCTCCTAGGGCCGTGAATCAGGTATCTATCGTTACGGACTAAAGGATAGCGCCAGAGGCATTACAACTCAATTCATCATTATGAGGAGCGGTCGCTTTTCGACCGCTGACCTTGTAATACCCCCTAGACGTCAGCCGTCTGTACGAATCTCCAGTAACGCCCTGCTCCTGCTCCATAGTAGCTTTTAGCCATCCAGAGGAATGAATTGATGACCCTATCAAATGTGCAAAGGGCGGACTTGCTCAGGCATGCCTTCAAAAGCACTCCAATGATTCCGAATGGCCTTTATCATTTTCGTTTGACCGTATTTGAGGTTTTGGAAGGCAGTTCAATCGACCCTGATGACTTCGCCAACCGTTTCGCCCCTCCCGGAAAACCTATGGGTAGTGGGCATTGGGAAATGCTTCCCATAGTGTGTGATTACATGGAATTAGCTAAAGAACCGGAGCTCCGCATCATTGAGATGCTGAAGCTAGTGAACGCAATTTAAAGGATACCCCAGTCCTTTTCCTGCAAGCCCAAGGACTGGAAAAGCGCCAATTTCGGCGCGCTAACGACCTGGAGGTCAAATGGAAAAGCTTTCACCATTCGAAAAGGGCGTCTTGATGTCGCTTGTTTCGATCGCAGCGACGATTCGAGCAACCCCGGGCTTTGACGGCGAAGCGCTTACGAAAGCTGCACAATACTTCACCGACAATCCCGCTCAGGGTTGCGACAGTGGAGACGCGAAAGAAGCTTACGAATGGCCGCTGAACCTCTTGCAAACAGATTTGGCACAGCTTCAGCAGATGCTGCACGCGGATAAAACTCGTAACTGAGTTCAATTTCCCCGCTTTTCGAAAGCCGCCACGCGGGTACTCCGCTGGCGGTTTTTTTGTGTGATTCAATCATCTGAAATACCTCGGCGGCCGTCATTATGTGATTTGTACTGCATCCGTGTGCCTAAGAATCAGCCGTGCCCGATCCAGCCAAGGCCCACCGAACACGATGACTTCCGACGGCCTGCCGTACAGGTGGTGCAGCAGAAATGGTCCAGGGCCGAAGGTCGCCGCATCCTCGCCCGGTAGTGCCGGATTGGAGCCAAGAAAGATCCCGGCATGGTTCGGGTAAACGGTCCGCCCTACTTCCATCACGATCATGTCGCCGCGCTGCGGATGGTCGACACGGACAAAGCCGGCCGCCTCGTAACTCGCTTCGTAAAGGCTCACAGCGTCCGCACTTTCCCACCAGCCGTCCTCCCGCTTGAAGGCCTCAAACTCCAGCCCCAGTTCGCGCTTGTACCAGTCCGCGCAAACCTGCCAGCAGTCCCATGCGCCGTGCACAAAGGGGCGATTGAGCAGCGGCGTGTTACCGGCCGGGGTGATGCTGCGCAGATCGCCTTCCGGCCAGCTGAGGATGTGCCAGGGCAGCTCGGTAGCCTCGCACATGGCCAAGTCATGCGGTGATGGTCGGCTGGTGGCGTCAGGGTGCGAGTGAACGATACCGATCACCTCACCCAGGTCCTCCGCCGCGGCGTAGTCCTCCGGATCAATCCGGAACTCTTCGCTAGGCGTGGCCGCGATGTTTCGGCACGGGAAGTATTGCTGCTTTCGCCCAACCGCCAGCAGCAGGCCGCAGCACTCTTTCGGGTACTCAGCAGCCGCGTGCGCCTGGACCACCAACAGGATGTGCTTGCGCATGGTCAGCTCCTTGCGATCAGTGAAACTGCGGGGAAGCCGCCGTGTGGAAGTTGGTTGTTGTCGCCGAAGCGCAATTTGCAGGACTTGAGCCCGCCCTTGCACTCGTCCTTGCTCAGGTCGCCGGTCGGGTTGTCGTCATCATCGAACATGGCCCCGCCGGTGTAGCCGCAGTTCGGCCCGCGGTATCCACCGGTCATAGCCCAATGGCAGAAGGTGGTCATCTGGCGCCCCGGCAACCCGTGATTGTCGATTTCACCCGGGGAGGAAAGCTCCCACTGCACAGCCTCGCCGTCCTCATTGGTTTTCTGGTCGATGTACCAGATTTCCAGCGCCTCTTGCGTGGGGTCAGCAGTCGGGTTGCCATTCGGAAAGTTCACCGCGTCCAGGTACTGCGCCATGGTTTCGCGGACTGTCAGCTGGAACTTCAACAGGTCGTCGAAGGCCAGACACAGCGCCGTGATGCGCCCGTTGACGTTGCCAGTGCTGAAAACGGGTCGCGTTGCGCTGCCATTGCTGTCCGCGCCGATGCCCTCAATCTGCACTGGCCAGGCCGCGTACTCGTTGCCCTGCCACCAGATCGACTTGGCTGGCAGTTCGTCGACTGAACTCTCGTAGGCCAGCAGCTCGGCGGGCGTGTGCGGGATGGCGTGACCATGGAAGCGCAGCACATCGGCGCCGTATTCCGAGCCGTCAATTTCAAACAGCCGCACCTCCCCGCCGGGCTCCAGCTTCTGGATGTCCGTTATCAATGCCATGCGGCAGTTCCTTATGGGTGAAAGGTTTGTTCGAGGATGCCGGTCAGGGCGTAGACGTCGCCGCCCTTGTGCGCAGACTTGTAGCCCGCGCACTTGTAGAGACCGAGTTCGCCGAGTGGCGGTGTCCACAGGAAGGCTTTCGCCCCCGCATGGCGATCGAGGAAGGCGATGATCTGCTTGATCGTGACGGCCTTGCCGGTGTAACTGAACGGCCAGGACTGGGATTTGTTGTTGATGCCGTCCGACACCGATTGGCTGTAGCTGTCGCCAAATTGCTTGGAGCGCACCCGCTGACTGATGTCGCCCTCGGCCCCTTTTTCGATCTGCCAGGTGAATCGCTCAAGCGCCATAAATCGTCACCCTTTGATCGCTCTGGTAATGCTGCCGCCCTGCCCCAGATCCTTGCGCAGTAGCTGTCGATACTTCTGCTCGACGAAGTCGCCAAGCTCCTTGCCGAACTGCTGAAGCGACGGATCGCTGGAGGTTGCGCTGGTGCTGCCATCGCTGGCGACATTCACTTGCACGCTGATTTGCGTAGCGCCGCCACCGCCCATGGCTTGAATGCCAGCCCCGCCACCAGAGGTCAGTGGCGTAACGCTGCCACCATTCGCCCCGGTCATGAGGAATGACCGGCCGCCCTCGTTATACAGCTCAGGCCCCAGCTCGTTGACCTCGTACAGCGAGTTTGCAGCGACCGGGCCGCCAGCAGCGCGGTAGCCAGAAAAATCAACATTCGTGTATCCGGCCTGGGTCGAGCCAGCCGAAACTGGAGCATCGCCGCCGCCGAAGTACGCACTGGCGGCAGTGCTGGCAAGACTCGAAAGGAGCCCGGAAGCCGCCTGCCTTGTCGCAATGCGCGCCATGTCGGCCAATATCGACTTGGTGAAGTCGGAAAACGCGAACTTGCCTGATATGGCGAAGTTCGCGACTGCGTCCTCCATTCCGCTGAAAGCATTGGTGAACAGACTTTTCGTCTGCCCGGCCACGTCGCGCGCCGACTCCAGGTAGTTCTGCCACGCCGACGATGCGCCGGCGCTCCAGTCGCCCTGAGCGGTGGTCATGTCGTCGTAATTGGACTGCACGGTGTCGTGCAGATCCTGCTGAGTGGCTTTGAGCGCGGCCAGCTTTTGGGTGTACTCGTCGAGGCTCATGCCACGCGAGCCGTCGCCGTACTGGTTGGCCAACTCTAGGCTCTGCTGGTTGAAGCGGTCGTCGATTCCGTTTTGCTGGTCCGTCAGCCCGCGCTGCCGGTCACCCTGGCCAAGACCAGATGCAGCCCGCAATCCCTGCTGCCGAAGCGTGTTGACCTGTTGCTGCAGGGCGCTGGTGTAGGTGTTGACCGCCAGTGTCTGCTTGTCGGTGCGCTCCTTTTCCTTCAGTGCGAGCACAGCTAGCTCTGAATCAGCATCCTTCTGAGCCTTGACCATCGCCTGACGTGCATCGGCGATCTTCTGGTCCAGTTCGATGCCCTGGACGGCCGTGGTGGTCTTCTTGGCTTTGGCTGTTTCGAGGGCGGATATCTCGGCCTCGAAGGCTGCGGCCACATCCGCGCTTTCCTGCTTGATCAGCGCGGCGCTTCGCGCGGCATAGTCTTCATGGGATACCAGGCCGGCCTTCTGCGCCGCGTCCAGTTCCTTCTGGGCGTTTTTGTAGTCGGTGACGATGTCGGCCAGGTTGTTCTTGGCGTTGTTGAAGCCGGTTAGATCGACCTGCGAACCGGCTCCTTTCGGATCCTTGAACTGGTCGTTTATGTTCGCCAGGTTCTTGTCGATCGCCGCTTGATTCAGGCGCGGATCGTTCGGCGCGACCCTGCGAATGTCTTCGAGCTGCCGCTTGTACTCCTTGATCGCCTCAGTGCGCTTCTGCTCATTCGTCCATGAAGACTTGGTCAGTGCATCAACCTTTGCCATCGACGAGACAGCGTCACCTTGGGCTTTCGCCTGCTCCCCTTCCCATTTGGCGATGTCAGCCTGGGCGGCCTTTTCATCCTCCAGCATGTTCAGCCGATTGCGTCTGAACTCGATCAGGGCATCCTTAGACTTTTGGCTTTGAAACAAGCCGTCCATATTCTCTGCATCACGGAGATCGTTTTGCGCTGTCTCGATTTCCGAGTTTATGTCGCGGCGCCCGATGTTCTTCAGGTTGTCCGCGGCGCGTGCGACAGCGTTGTAACCCTTTTCCCAGAAGCTCAGGTTTTCGAGAATCCTCGGCGTGCGCTCGTTAATGGCATCCGCGTACTGTTCCGTCGCCAGCTTCACCGCGCCAGCGTGATCGCCTTGCTCTTCCAGTGCTGCGATCTGCGAGTAAACCGAGGCCGTCAGGTAGTGGTACTGCTCATTCAGCGCAGCGGACGCCTTAACCGGGTCGTCTGCCAGTTTGGAGAACTCAGCAACAGTTTCGCTGACGGCCTTGCCGGTCGCTTCCTGCATGGACACGGCAGCCTGGGTGATGCTGGTGAAACTCTCCCCCGCGATCTTGCCGTTGCCGGCCAGAAGGGCCAGAACCTCAGCAGCCTGCCCGGTCGTGCCGACAGTGGCGCTCACTTGCCGCGCCATCTCGCCCAGTTGCCCAGCACTTACACCGGCGTAGTTGCCAGTCAGGATCAGCGACTTGTTGTAGCTGTTCTGCTCTTCGCTGCCCTTGTAATAGGCGTATGCGAGCACACCCACGGCGGCGGTGGCCAGCGCGAGCGGCCCAAGAATGGCGAGCAACCCAGCAGCCCCCTCGCCTGCACCGGCGCCCAACTGAGCGACCGCACGAACACCGCTACCCCAGTCACCCGAGGACAGGGCATTCCCCAACTGAATAACGTTTTCCTGCGCCTGGCGGGTACCGAGGCGAAGCTTGTCGAATCCGGTGGCAGTCTTTTCGAGCTTGGCGTAATCCTTATCAATCTTGCTCAGCGCGGAGTTGTACTGATCTTGGCTGATGCGACCAGCATCCAGATGCTTACCCAGTTGCTCGACCTGGCTGTCCAGCTTGGCCATGGCCGCGCGGGCTGGATCGATTGCACCCAGTAGGCTGTTCAGGGCCTTCTGTTCGTCCAGCGTGGACTTGGCCAGCGCTGCCTGCTGCTTGTCGAGTTGCGCGGAGATCTTGGTGAACTCAACCTCGCCATAGGCGCCGGTCTTGGTCAGCTTCGCCAGGCTCTCGCGTTGCTTGGCCAGCTCCTGCGTGGTGGTCGCGCCTTTTGATAGCGACTTCTCCAGCGCCTGCATTTCGTTCATCAGGCCGACGGCGGACTGCTCAGCGCGATCACCGGCCTTCGTCAGCTTGTCGAGATCGGTCGCAGCGTTGGCGGCATCAGCCGAATCGACCTTGATGCCGAGTTCTGCAATGTTCATCGACTCACCTTGAATATGTGCCCGTTTTCACGGGCTGTTGTCACGGGCGTCAGCCATAACCGCGATGGCTTCCGACTCCATAACGCGGATGTCCTGAAACACACCGGGGCGATCCTTCGCCGGAATGCCGACGAGCTTCATCACGCTGGGCAGAACGCCGTAATCGAGACCGGTTGCGCCGCACGCACCGGTACGCCACTGAGTCCCCATCGAGTCCATGACGAGGAAAGACGGCCAGTTGTCCGGCCAGACTTCAATGGAGTCATCGATATCTAAAGGAGAAAGCCCAAATACCGAAAGGACATCGGAGTCAGTGGTCTGCTCGTACAGCGCGCGTGCGACGTCGGTCAGTTTCCCAGGCGGGCTTTACCGAACGCTTCGCTATAGGCCTTCACGACAGCGTCTGACACGCCAATGCAACTCTTCACCAGGGCAGTGATCGACTCGTCACTGAGTTTGTCACCGAAGCCCCAAGACACGACCAGATCCTTGATCTGTTCGACACCTTGCTCGACTTCGGCTGCAGTGATTTCCACAAGGGTTGGCTCCGTCCCTTTGAAGCGTTCGCCGAGATCGCTTGCCTTCTGCTTCCAACTGTCGAAGAGCTCAGCCAAAGCAGTGCGGTCGCGATACTTGAACGTGAACGGAACCATTGCCGGGTTGCCACCTACCTGCGGAATAGGCACATCGACGGTAAACGTCGGCTTCGGTGCGATGGAAAACTTTGCCATGAGAATTCCTTACGACAGGTAGCGGGTGGGTTCAGCCTGCAACGCCAGGTTGACTGTGCGGGTCAGCAGGTTGTTGCGCGATACCGCCGGCTGCTTCGAGAACGAGGTGTACGCGCCGTAGAGAACGGTATCGGTACCTGGAAGGTTCATCCGTGCAGCCTGGATCTTCTTGCCCGCATCTGCTGCGAGCAGCACAGCGTTAAAAGCCTGGGCCGGATCATCGGCAATGGTCAGCGCCATGCTCGCAGCAGATTTATCAGTCGGGATTTGCTTGCCTTGGTCGTCTTCGAGGAAAACCACATCCAGGTAGTTTTGCTCTCCACCGGAGAACGCGACGTCGGTCACTTGCGGGATCTGCACCCAAGTGAGGACCTTCTTGAGAGTGCCAACACCACCGCCAGCCGGATAAACCTGGATGTCGGACGTATCGATGCCTTCGAGAGTGGTCGCCATTGCAGTGGCCGCTTTGACTCGCACTACACGGTTGTTCAGGCGGCTCCAGCCAGCAGTGACCAAGACGATGTCACCTGCTGCCAATGTGCTGCCTACCACGGTGGCAACTGCTTCTGTGGCATTGGACATCGCAGTGAATGGCAGCTCGGCGGCGTAGGTGGCACCGTGCTGGATAGTTGCGCCGTTGGGGAGTTTGTAGCCCATTGGTTTTTCCTCTTTGCAGAAATGACAAACCCCGCTCAATGGCGGGTTCCGGGTTGCCCAACGGGCGAATTAGTTGGTGTCGGCGCGGTACATGAACGAGACAGGCACGGTAAAGGTGGTGTCATCAGAAATGCCTGGTCCAGGGTCAACCGGCGTCATGGTCACGACGGTCAGCGCACCCTTCGTGTTGCGCTCGTACAGCGGGAACAGTGCGGCAATCTGATCAGCCAGCGCGCCGGCGGCGCCGCGGTATTTGCCCGAAGGCGTCACGATGCTGACCTGAAATACGCCGGTGTATAGCTTGTGGTCGCCGCCGAGCGTGTTGCTGGCGGTGTCGGCTGGCAGCGTAAACGCCTTCAAGTAAGTGTCGCCGTTGCCTGGCGTGTAGGCCTCGTTCTCGACGACGACCTTCAGCGGTACCGGCAAGGCTTTCGCCCAGCTGATCAGCTTGGTTTCGAAGATCGACGCGATGATGTTGTGGCTCATACCTGGTTGTTCCTGATGGCCTCCTGCACGATCTGCTGGAAGCGGGCCATGGTGATGCGGACCATGCCGGCGGGTGCCTGAGTCGAATGCCCGAACTCGAGCGGAATCGCATACGGTAGGTTGTTGATGAGGTACGCAGTCTGGCCGGCGTTGAAGTCGCTGACTGCCGAGACCAGCGCGGCGATCGTCTCTTGTCCACCTGGGTCAACCTCATCGAAAGTGACGTTCTCGACGACATCAATCGAAAGGTGCCAATTGGCCCGGAAGCGCCCGCCGACGTAGCCTTCAGGGGCAAGGATGTCCATGCCGTCGTTCAACTTACGGCCCGGTTTGAGGCGACCCGCTTTCGTCAGGTTGGCCGGATCGCTACGCAGGTCACTGTTGTGATCATCTACGGCCTTGTTGTACTGACTCGCCACAGCGTTCTGCGCCCAGATCTCAGGGTTCCCTACTGGCGACATGCGGATAACGCTGCTGCCGACCTCGATGATGATCTCGCGCAAGCTGGCGTCGATGGCTTCCGTGGCCTGTGCAGCGAACTCGGCGAGACTCAGCGCGAAGCTACCGGACTGGCCGGAGCCAGCGCGACTCATGACCGCACCTGCAATTCGTACAGAATCGGCGTGCCCGCTGGGTTGATCTCTTTCAGTGGTGGAACAATTGACCAGGTGCGCCCCTGGGCGATGACCTTGTTCAGCAGATCAGGCGCCCACGCAAGCCCCTGCGCGGCGATTTTGAGTTTCTTGTCGCCCTGCTTGATCAGGCTGTTGTTCTGGAATTCTTGGCCGGTGAAGTCGAGCAAAATGCCTTGGGCGGTCTGCTCAGTGATGGTGTCGGGTGGCGCGGTCCCGGTTTCGGGGTCGTACTCGCCGATAGTGGTCGCACGGATGGTCACGGGTTGGCCGAACTCTGTGATCATCTCCAGAGCCATCACGGCCATTTCGTCGTAAAAGGCCATAGTGTGGACTCCAGATGTGAGAAGCCCAGCGCAGTGGCTGGGCATGCATTCGATTACTCTCGATCAGGGTCCGATTTTTGCCGCTTCAAAAAACCAGCTTTCTGCAGCCAAATATCCAACATCCGATCCGCATAATCAGCAGCTTCGAGTGCTGCAGCTGCCGGGTTCAAGTCGCTTTTTGCGATAATAATTGCCCCTAAAGCTTCCTGGCTATACCGCATCCATGCTTCAAGTTTTGGCGGAAAATCTGCCATTTTAGAACTCCATTCTATTGAAGTTCGAAACGTACTCTAAGCACGAACAGCAAACAACCCGCGCCGCTGCAGGTAATCAGCAAACTGCGTGGCGCTCGGCCGGTCCGGCGCCGCCGGCAGCAGCCGGCCGCTTGTGTTCGGAATCGTTGCGTACTCGCGAGTTACTGCACCTTCGACACGCTCCAACGTCACTGCGCCTTTGCGCTTCTCGATCGGATCAATATCGTCCTGATGGATTTCGGCAGCCAAAGCCATCTGCCCGTACTGGATGCGGGCCGGTAGGTAGTTGTCTGGCTTGATCTCATAATCCAGTTCGACACCGCGGCGCGGCCAAGCCAATGCCTGTTCGCTGTCCGTCTTGCGCCCCTTCCAGGTCTTGCCATCCATCGCCAAGGCGGCCCGGCGCAGCAGTGCTTCTTGCGCAGACTCGTCCGCCGGGATGGTCACGCCGAACTTACCGGCGTACATGACCAGGTCCGCGGCGCTCGCGTAGCTTTCGGCGTCAGGCTTGCCGGTGCCGTCCTCGATGATGAGTGTCATGGATCAACTCGCTGGAATGAGCTTTGAATGATTGGGCGTCAGTGATGCTGACACCCGCAGTATCACGCCTTGGACAGATCAGCGACGAGCTTTTCCAAGGATTCTTTCGATGCATTGGCGCGGTAGGTCACGCCAGCAGCATCGAGCTTAGTCTTCAGAGACTCGACTTCCAGGCCTTCGCTCGCTTTCAGCTCGGCGAGCTCACTGCGCAGCGTCTCGTTCTCCGCAGCAAGGTCGTCGCGCGCACCGGCCAGATCGATCATCTGAAGACGGATGCCATCAAGCGCATGAAACAGGCGGATTGCGAGTTCACCGGCTTCCGGCTTTTCAATCTCGCCAGCGTCGAGCCCGTCAATGACGGCGCGGACCGTTTCGCTTTCGATGCGCAGCTTGCTGATCAGGTCTTCCAGTTCAGCCTGGTTGTTACCAGCACCAACAACCAGCACCCGGCGTGACTCCATTTCCTTCAAAGTCACTTCGACGCCAATGCTCTCGTAGGCATCAACCACGCTCGGCCAGTCGCCAACCACCAGCACGCTGGTCACGCCGGCTTCTGGTCGTTCGAAGTGCTCTGGGTTTCGGTAACGCTTTTGCGGATCAAAATCCGACTTCTGAGCGGAATAGATGAGTTCCATGAATATCTCCAGGGCGACCACTAATGGTCGCCCGTTACGAGTAGGCCGATTAAGGAGCAGAGAGGTCGATCAGGACGCCGGCAGTGACCTTGTCGCTGGTCGCGTACTTGGTCCAGTTGGCACCGGCACCGATTGCAGCCAGGTTCGGGTTCACACCACCGACGGAATCCTTCCAGCTGTAGCCCAGCAAGTCGAGGTTGAAGGTGCCCTCGGCGCGGAAGCCCATCGCCAAGTTTTCCTGGGTGTCGATGTTGTAGGAGCGGAACCCCGGAGCCTGGGACTCGGTGATTTTAATCGCACCCGCTTGCAGGCCGAAGATGGTTTCCGAAGGGATGGTGTCCGACACCAGGACAGGCTTGCCCATGGTGCCGGGCTGGCCGCCGTAGATGACCACGCCAGCTTCTTCGTAGACCTTCTCGGTGATGGCCTGATCGACCATATCGAAGTAGGTCGCCGAATCCATGGTCCACAATGCGATGCGGCCGAAGCGGTCACCAAACTTGCGCATGCCCTTGGTCAACGCCTTCTTGCCGTCGGTGGCAAAGCTGGCGGTAGCTACCATGTTGGCGTTCGCGCCGATGGCAGCTTTCAGGGCGGCCATTGCATACTGGATGTAGCCTTCCAACACCGCATCGGCGTAGTCCTGGCCCACCAATTCGGAGAACTCTTCGGGCGACCGAGCGCGGCGTTTGAAGGCCTCTTCAGTGGTTTCGTACGGACCGTACTTGAAAGGTACCTTTACGCCGACCATCTCGCCGGAGCCGATCTTCTGGCCGGCAACGGCAGCGACGGAGTTCACATCGCGGTGAGCGATAGAGCCGCCAAGTTTGTAGAACGAACGCTTACGCAGGTCGCCTTCGATCAGTTCGTTATCGAGAATCAGCGCACCATTGGAAGAGGCATTGAAGACATCGAGGACATCCTGGATGCGCTCCAGGTAAGCGGTTTGGGCAAGGTCGTTGTAAACGATCATGTCCGAGGTGACGGTAGTCGCCATGGGTTACTCCATTATTTGGGCAATTTCAGGTACGCGTCTTGGCCATGAGCTGTGAGGTATTCACGCTTGGCTACTGGCGTCATTTCAGAACGTTTCAATGCGGCCCCACCGCCATGACCAGCACCCCCGGCCCCGCCGCCAGATGCTTTGCTACCCGCGATCAACGGCGCAAACGCCGTGTTGTTTGCGAATTCTGCTTTCAGCTCGTCAAGCGTTGATGCTGAGAGCTTGCCCTGCTTGTCGAGGACGACCACGACGGGCTTTCCATCGCGCTGCTCAACACTCAGTCGGCGCTCAATGTGTGGCAAAAGTGCTTCTGCACTGCCGGGGATTGCCAGCGCAGACGCGATGTCAGTAGCGGTACGGCCGACCGTCAAATCCCGGATCTGCCCGCTCATCGTTTGGCGCTCCTGCTCCAGCGTGCCGTTCAGCTCAGCTTCGCGGCGGTTATATTTTTCAGACCAGGAGCGCTCGAGCTCTTCGACGTTTCCGGACTTGCGGGCAGCCTCTTCACGCTCCAGCCGGGCCTGGTCTTCGGCGTCTTTGCGAGCCTTTTCCGCGGCTTTCTTCTCGCCGAGCAGCTCTTCGACCTTCGACTTCAGGCCGGAGACGTCTTCTGGTTGCGGCAGGCCTTCAATACCGAGGACAAACTTGCCTTCCTTCTCGGTGTAGAGCGATTTAACGGAGTCATCGAGACCGTCCAGAGTGTCCAGCTGATATTTCAAACCCATTTGCTTGTCTCCCAGAGACGATTTGCAGGCCCTGCCCGCAGATATGAAAAAGCCCCGTCATTGACGAGGCCTGTGTAAATCGTTGGCATAAAAAACCCCGGCGGCTGCCAGGGCTTGATTCAAAGCATGTAGGTCCGCGAATGGGCGGGCCTTTTGGGTGTTACATTTTTCCGTGTCAGTCGTCTTGATCTAACTGATCAAGAAAATCAACGTCATCATCTGCTTCGTCTTCTTCGTCTTCTTCGTCTTCTTCGTCAAAAACTGCTTGAGCGTCATCTTCGACCCATGACTCGTCATCATGGAATTCATGATCGAGCAGGTGGTCGTGTTCGGGCTCGGGAATATCTCGTTCTTCGCTCATGACTTACCGAAACAAAATTGAAAGAAGGGATTGTATATGCAGATCCTTTCCCTCCGTCAACGATCACGGAACAGCTTGGCGTTGTCTCCCAGAGACGAGGATGTAGGCCCTGCCTGCGGGCATAAAAAACCCGCCGAAGCGGGTGTCTGATAATTGCCTGTTTAACCGGGTGTGAAGCGATAACTGTATGGTCCGATTCGCTCCAGCTTGATCATGTCACCTGGCTGAAGTCCGTGATCGTCAAGAAACCTCGTAACAACAAATTGCGACCTACGCCGAAAAAATTTGTGTCTACCAGCTATATCGTCATTGATCGGAGGGAGGCTGCCGTACTGAACTAAAGCGAGCTTGGTAGCCAGTTCGCGATCAGTATCGCCGCCAAATATCTCGGGCTCCAACCAGTCTAAAACCTTGGTAAGCCTGATGTACGTGCGCTTTTTGTTGGTCTGTAGGGGGAAAATCCGATAGGTCATACCGCTCTCCAACTGGGTCACTAAGAGCCGCTATGGTTGCAACTGGAGATAGGCTATTCAACTTATTTTAAATCTATATAAAACAGATAGTTACACCTTTATTCCTGCTTTTTCGAACGCCAAGGGTTCCAGCTTTTTCATTTCAACGAGAGTCAGTGGTGCGAAATTGCGGTCAAGCTGCAGTTCGGAGAATCGCTCGATGCTCAGGCCACCTTCGCGGAAAAGCTTGGCGCGTACTGGGCCGATGGCCTTGTCCTGAAACGCTGTCGGCTGCTGCTTGAGCCAGTCGTAGTAGCTGAGGTCTGCCCTCACCTGCTGTGCACCGGCTTCGCCGATGGATGCCCGGGTGGCGTCCTTGGCGAACAGCGCACTGAACCGCGTCACCGCCACTACCGTCGAGCGACAGTTGATGTGGATCGGCGGCCGCGGTCCTTCAGTCAACTTGAACCGGCGTTTATCAAGCGTCCGGCACTGGCTGGTCGTCTTCGAATCCAGGGTGCTGACCCACTCCACCGACTGCACGACATCGGAGTTCGCTTTCAGCGTCTCCATGCGTGCCTGGGTGGCGACGTGCTGCACTGCTGTCCGCACGATGGCGCCAGCGTTCCGGTTAGTCGTGGCCAGAATGCCGTCGTTGTACTGAAGCGCCTTGGTCCCGCGGATGTTCTTGATGATCTGGAAGTTGGTCTGGCCTTCGAAGAAGCCCTGCCGGATCGCGCCAGTGAGGCGCTGTCGCTCGGTGGCGGTGAAGCCATCGATAAATGACTTGAGCAGTTTGCCGCCGTCCGCTCCGCGCACGCTGAGCGGGCTAGTCAGGATCGCTGCTCGGATCGCAGCAGCACCTGGCACCGCGGCATCGAACGTCACGCCCACCGGCGCCGCGCGGGTCAGGCTGGTTGCTTCAAATTCAGCCTCGTAGTTCGCGATATCCACTAAGTCGAGGTGCAGCTTCTCGCTGTACCGATCGAAGATGCCCAACAGCAGGCTATCCACTTCACTCAGCAGCCGCTCCAGCCTGACGACGGTGTAATCCGTCAGGTCCGCACGAGTCAGCCGCTCGCGAATGGAGCGGTCAATCTCCTTGAGGAACGGTGCGAACTTCGCGACCTCCCCCGACTTCAGTTGCTCGAGGAAGACGGCGTGCCGAATCGTGGCATCAAGGATTGCCTGGTTTGCCGCCATTCGGGATTACCTCGTCGTCGTCCAGTTCGGGACCGGGATTCTCCGTTTCCAGTTCATCGCGGATCTGTTCGTCGGTCTTCTCGGGATCAATGACGCCGCGATCACGCAGGTACTGCCAGAAATCGCCCGCCGGCAGCTTGCCGCCCTGCACCGCGTTGAACAGTGCAGAAAGGATCGTCGCGTCCAGGGTGATCTGGCTGAAGTCCTGATTGAGCTTGTAGAGCGTTTCGCCCGGGGCGTTCACAAACTCAGCCATCCAGACCAAGCACTGGCTGTAAGCCTCGCTGACGTTGCTCACCACCAGCGACAGGACACTGTGTTCGGCGGCGCTGTCGTTGTCGGCCTGGGTTGCCGTCTTCACTGCACTGCCTCGCTCGATCAGTCGGGCACCGAGCGACACCATGTCGTCCTTCTTGGCGTCCATGGCCTCTTTGGCCACCGTGTTTGGCTGCGCCTGCCATACGCCGCAAGTGCCATTGACCGGCAGCAGCCAGGGCGCACGGGAGCCGAGGAAGATGCCGTTCTTCTCCATGTGGTCGCGCCATTGCTCATCGAGCCCCGCCATCCATGGTTGCGGCTGCCCCACCAGGTAGGCCGCCTCTTCGTAGTCCGCGCTGTTGCGGTAATGACCAATGTTCACTTCTGCCATGTCGTATAGCGGCGAATCGTCAATGCTGGTGTCGTTGTTCTCGCTGCCCAGGAACTGGAACGGGATCACCTTCCATTGCTGGCCGGCACCATTCAGCGGAGAGAAAGGCGCAGTGACCATTGTTGTGGTGCTACTACCCTCTTCCCACACTTCCTGCGTATAGATACCAGCACCATCGAGACGTAACACTCGGTACTGCACGACCTGCTCACTGCCAAAACCGTCATCGGTATCGACGTCGACCGTTTCTCGCAGCACGACAAGACTCAGCAGATGCTGACCGCCGACCTTGCGCGTCTTCCAGTTGATGATGGCTTCCGCCGGGTAGCTTGCAACACTCGCCCGAGCTCGGCCCGCTTGTTCATCCGCCTTACTCACAGTGCCGGACTTCACAGCGGCATAGTCCACCAGCAGCCCGTGACGACCGACTTCGAGCAGATGCCCAATGACCGATTGCGACTGCTGGTAAATGCTCACGCCCTGCCCGTCGATATCCTTCGACACGTAGTCAAGGGCACCTGGGACCGTGAGTGTCGGCCAGGTGCGAAACACAGCACCCACCAGACTGTGCTTCGTCCGGCCGGTGGCGTTGTAGAACACCGCGCGCTTCTTGTACGCGTCGTAGCGATCCTTGTTGTCTTGGCTAGTGTCCGATGCGTTCGGTCGCGGCAAGTAATAATCGCCAGCCGCCTTGATGGTTTCCGACCCCTTGCAGACGTCGCGCACCAAGCGCCAGCGATACTGCGCCGCCTTATACTCGGGACGGGTAAAAGTGACGTCCGTCATCGGGCGACTCCCATTTTCATTGAGGTGACCGGCTTCACGATCGGGTACTCGCGGTGGATGAAGTAACCGCCGCCGTCGTTGGCGTGGTCGTTGCCTTGGCTCTTGTCGGGCTCGCCATTGGGCGCCCAGATCTGCTGTTCAAGGCCATCGGCGTAAGTCGGGCATGTGAAGGGGTTGACCAGGTAGCGCCGCTCTCCCTGTGCATTGCAGAACATGGCATTCATGGCGTTGATCCGGTCCTTCACCGGAGGGTTGGCCGCCGGTGCGATGACAGCGAAACCGGCCTGCTTAAGCATGGCTAGGTCCGTGACGCTGGCATTGACTGACTTGCGCGAGTCACCGGAGGCATCGGGGTAGATCCGGATCTCGCAGGACTTCTCGAAGTCGTTGCCGTTGTGGCGCCAGTAGCGCTCCTTAATGCGGCGGATCATGTCGGGCGTGTCGTACCCATCCATCAGCTCATCCACGGCACGCGGCAGACCTTGGTCACGTTTGACATGGGTGATCGCCGCCATCTTGCTGACGTTGAAGTCCATGCCGATGAAAAGCGGTTCACCGGGCTGAACAGTGTCAAAACACTGGTTCAGCTTGCGGTCGTACGCGTGGTAGATCGAGCCGGACGTCAGGTTAACGAACTGACCGTTGAGGTAAGCGCGGATCAGCTGCTCGGGATACGATTCCATCAGCGATGGGATGTAGTCGTCCGGCAGGTTCAGTTCGTTGTCGAAGGTGCTGGCCTGAATCAGGCCATACATTTCCTTCAGTGCGGGCTTGTCACGCAGTTGCTTTACGAACTGAAGGAAGACGAATTTGAAACCTTCCGGCGTCGTAGTCACATCCACGCCGTTCTTCAGCCCAGGCAGGTTGTAGCGCATCCGGGCAATGATCTTACGCCAAGCCTGCTGAGCCTTTAGCGACGTCAGCACATCCAGCTCATCCACCAGGGCGTGGCCGATTTTGAAGCCGACGATTGTCTGCGGCTTCTCCATCGAGCGACAAATCACGGTGCCGCGATACTGCCGGCCGCTGTAGATGTGAACCTCATGGTTTGCCTGATTGATCTTGGTCTTCAGCCCCCAGTCGTAGGCCACCTCTTCCATTGTTGGATAGAAGATGTCGCGGATCTGCGGGTAGGTCGGTGCGAAGTAGCCCGCGTTTACACCTGGCCACTCCATGAAATGCTTGCTCAGTGCCGAGCATCCGACCCAAGTCTTTCCAGAGCCGAAGCCAGCAACGAAGGCACGGAACTTGTGGGGCAACAAAAGGAACTGCGACTGCGGAACGTTAAGGCTCGGCATTCGACTTCCTCGCATCCACCACATCTACCTGAATACGGGTTGGGATCGCCGGTTCCTCGTCAGGCTCGTCCTTCCGGTTGCGATTGACGTAGATGTCGCCGACTTCCTTCGCGGCCTGCTCCAGGATCTGCATAGCCAGGCCGATGTTCTTCATTGTCTCGGCCCTCTCGACAAACCGCCCAAGGGCTCGGAGCCTGAACGCACGATTGGCGATCGGGATCTCGGCTGTCTCTTCGCGGAATCGCTTCCGGGTATCGTGGAACAGGGTTACCCACTTCGCGGCGAGCCCTTTCCCCGCGCTCTTCGTCGGGTCATGCGTCTCCACTTGCTGGCGTGACACAACCAACCCATATTCGACCTTGACGGCTTCCACCACCTGAGAGGGCGTGTCAAAGCACGCCAGAGCCTGAACGATGAAGCTCTTCACCTCATTTTTCAGGACTGCCATAAATTCTCTTCCGTCTAGAGCCTGTCAATATTCAGGCCGACTTGAGCAGACAGGTTCCGCAGGCCCTCGATATGTTCAATTTCCCCACCTCGGCCAGCTTGTTCGCAGCGTCTACCAACTCCTGCACGTCAGGGCTCGCACCGTAGCGACGAACCACACCGACGAACTCCTCGACGTCATGTCCGCGCATCTCAAGCTTGGGCAATCCTTCCTGTGTGAACCTGGGGGCGCCGTGCTGATCCTTGGCCTGGGCGATGTGGTAGAGCTCATGCTCAACCAAGGCGCAGAAGTCAGAGTCGGAGCACTGGGCGCAGTAATCCGCAGCCAAGGTGATGATGTAGGCCGGCACATCGCCGAACCAATCCATCATCTGTTGCTCCATCCGGGCCTTCTGCCATCCACCCGCTCGGAACGCCACTTGCTCGGCCTGACCTACTACCGTTCGACCTTTCTTGCTGAATGCAGCGGATGCCCACATCACACGGATGTCAGCGTCGATCAGATGGGCATGGTCTTCGTTGTGGATGCTGCCGGTGTCGGCGAGGATCTCGGCTTGGAGCCAGTCCCATACTTCGGGCGCAGGTATTAGGCGGATGCGCCACTCGACGGACTCGGATAAATCTAGGAGTGATACTGGTGGTTGGGGCCTGACCATCGCGAAAACTCCGTACTCGAAAAATACTATCTCGACTTATTGACCTTCATTTATGGCAGGTATAAATTGCCAGTCACAAGACACTCTTTTCCAAACCATCCGAGGTCGCCATGCAACACTTTGAGCCAGGTTCGTTCTCTGACGTTTTCAACACACCTATCGGTGATTCTGTGTGGAAGTTTCTGCACAAGGAGACATCCTTTGCGTGCTTGGAAACGACCACGTATCTAAAACGACCTGCGCTCGAGGGATTGCAACCACATCTGGTTGCCGAGTTCGGCGATGAAATTCGAGCGGATCGGGTCAAGCAAATGACTGGGCGTATGGTTCGGCAGCTGATGGAGAATCGCGGGTACCAACTGGACCAGACAGACGTTGGCATCCGGGTAGGCGATCTCTACAAAACTGCCGCACGCTACGTTAGGCGCACCTAAGGTAATTCGGCTACCCCACTCGGTAGGCGTGTTTGATCGCCTCCCAGTCGGGTTGCTTGATTGTCATGGGTGTACTCAGATGTTTGAAATGGTGGCGTGGCTACGGATACTGGCGGGGATTAATTCAAGGAAGGAGTCGGAGCTATGCCGGAAAACTGATTCATTCCCCGCTGGTTAAGGATTAACGCAGTGGTTTGAGGCAAAGGTTTAGGCGAATCCTCAGAGTCGATCCCCCTTGGCCACACTTGTTTTCATATAGTGGCGAACGGGAGATTGCTTCGACCTACCATGCGGCACTCTCATTCAAGTGCTCACATGACAGACCGACTTTCTTAGCTTTGAGCATCATGCACGGTCACCCTCACTCCCGTAGCCACAATCTCGTACTCAGTCTCAGAAATCTTTTTCACGTCACCACCAGATTGCATTTCGAAATGCTTCAGGCCTTCATGTCGAACCATGCCGTTTGGCGAGCGCTCAATGGTCTCGTCCTGATAGATGTTAATCACGTAGTGCAAGTTATCCGTGCCAACCCCAACTATTTTTCCAACATATTTATCTGCCATGTCCGAACCCCTTGCGTGAAATCTCAAAGTAGCTCGTACTGACAGTTCAATCCAGAGCATTGAACAGTTCAGCTCACCATGATGTTGGTCTGTACCTGGGTGTGCCCGTGCAAGAGAGATACGACCAGGCCCTGAGGCAGACCGGCAGCCTTTGCGGCCTTGATGGCTTGCACCAGGGCATCGTCCAGATCCTTTATCGCAGCGACAACATCAGGCGGCAGCGGCAGGGCATGGTGCAGGCGGGTCACGTTGCTCATGCAGCACGCCATAGGCAAACGGCGGCCACGGCCTTGAAGGCACCGATCGTCTCCCAGTTGGGTTGCCTTGTTGTCATACGTTATCTCTGTAATTTAAAATAATGGCGGATTGCCGGTATCGGTGAAGTTCACCTATAACCGCCTATTTGATCTCTCAGGGACGAACAATGCGTAAGTACAAATTGAGCTATGACCACATCGACACAACGAAAACCACAACCGGCCAAGCGTATATGCGAACAGATGCTCATGAGCTGCTGTTGGAAGCGCTGGGAATTGGCGGCAAAGATGGCCCAGTAATCTTTGTGGGAAAGTCGCTCAAGGAATCGCTCGAACTCATGAAAATCAAAAACATCCGAGTTACCTGGCTGTAGCATTCTCGGCCACGAACAGTGTCCGAACCACGCCGCCAGTTGAAGTATCCCGCCTCTTCGCCATCTCGACTGACTCAGCCGAGGTGGCACCTATATCACTTGCTCAGCTTCTTCTGGACGATCACGCGAGCGATCATCACCAGGAGGCCCAGCGCACCATAGGCAATCGGTGGCAGCACGGCCTGTAGTTGCGGCATCAGCTGTTCAGCGATACCCAGCACGGCAACCGCGCCACCCGCCTGAACGCTGGTCATGCTCAGCGCTTGTTTCCAGTTGTCGATCAGTTGCATGGGTCACTCCTGCCTCTTGGGCAATTTGAAGTCGGTGAATCGGTCAGCCAGGGCAGCAACCTTCTTCACGCCGAGGGTGCCGATGATTGCGCCCAGCGCTGCCGCCAGACTCGACGGTAGGTTGAAGTACTCGAGCAGCGGGAATGCCCCGGCCGTGATCGCGCCACACAGGCAGGATTCGAGCAGGGCCTGTCGCCGCCCCCCTCCCCCGTAGATCACGCGCAAGAAGGCGATCCAACACGACAGCGCCGCGGCATAGAACATCGGGGCATGCTGGCTGAGCCAGGCCATGACGATGAGCCAGGTGTCTGGTTTGTCGGGCATGTTTGGCATCCGGATTCCTCCCTTGTGGGGAGCGATAGTTGGTCCGGCAATCCACGCCTTCCTCATCCGCTCGGAGCAAAGACGGGGGCGTGGGTGCCAGATACGAAAAGGCCCCCGCGAATGCAGAGGCCTGAATGAGGCCCTCATTCGGCGAGACGACTGAAGCGCCGGGGGGCTTGGGTAAATCGCGGCCAATAAAAAACCCGGCACAGTGGCCGGGTTTCTATGTGTCAATCCCTAACGCGCAAGATCGACAGGATGGATAAATATTCTCTCATTCTCTCACTCATTGCAATGGCTATTTGCTACGCCGCGCAACTTTCGATCAAGCCCTCGGAATCCAGCAGTTCCTGAGCAGCAGTGAGTGCCTCATTCACCAGGTCATCCAGCGTCTTGCGGATCGATGAGCGCCACCGGTACCGGGTCGACTCTGGCTTGCCGTCGTTGTCCCAGTTGTCGATGTTGTACCAACCGACAGGGAGAACCGCTGTTGATCGCTTCAGCGTCTGCTTGCGGTCCACGGTGTCATCCATGCCGCGCAAGCCCTTCTCGTTGAACGAATCAACCAGTGCCTTGTTCTTGGCAATGGCCTCGGCCTCACGACTGACCACTTCGACAGTGGCCGACTCATGCTTGCCGCCAACCTGCGGAATGGCCCAAGTCAGAATCGCGCACTCCCTGAACCGCTTCGGCGCTGGCGACTTGACCGAGTTCAACAGTTCCAGGATGGCGCCGTGCTTGCGATCGTCATGCGTGGAGTACTTCGCAACCAGAGCCCTCCAGTGCGCAGCCGACAGCGACTTGTGCAGGCGGCCGAACACCCAGCAGTCGGTGAGGAATGCGGCCTCCTTGCCGACGATCTCCCCCTTCTGCTTGGCGCACTGCACCTTGGGCTCAAAGTCGCACCCACCGGCAGAGTTGATGGTTTCGGCGGCCAGCGCCCGAACTACTGCGGATACCACGTTGCGATAGGTCATGCTGCTCTCCCCTTCAGCTCTCTCGTCTTTGCCCGGTACTCGATCTTGATGGCCTTTATTTCTTCTACGGTGTACTTGCGAGCCGGATGAGGACCTTCGATCCAGGTCACCTTGTCGGCGCCGATGCGCTGCACCAGGCGGATGCGGTACTCCACCGCGTTGCCGGACAGGTTCCGATTGCACTTCACACACTGGCGGTGGATGTTCAGGGGCTCGAAACGCAGCTCTGGGCAGGCACCAACCGAGCGATAGTGACCGGCGTCCCAGCGGCTGCCGGTGATCAGGTCATGATCGTTGGGCGTCGAGTCGCAGCTGATGCACGGCAGATGAGCGTCACGCAGGCGCACGTACTCGTTTACCGCCGCCTGGGCTTCGCGCAAATGATCCGCCCGGCTCTTCAACTTTTCCTTGCGGACCTTGATCTCCCGGCGCTCTACCTGGGCCAACTCCTTGCGCTTTTTTTCCTGCCTGCCACGAGCGATGGCGACAGCACAGTCCGGCGAGCACCAGGTCTGAAAGCTCACTCTGGGTACAAATGAGGCCCTGCAGGTTGCGATCCGGCATTTCTTTGGGCGCGGCTGCTTTGCTGTGGGAGTCATGCAGCCTCCTGACTCAGCAGATCAGAGAAATACACACCCTGCTGGGCAAAGCGCGCGACGATGCGGTCGGTGTAGGCCACGCCTTGGGCGCGGTTGAACAGGCTGGTCACCGGGAAACCATCGGGACCGAACAACTTGCATTCGCCCATCATGTCCAGCTTCGTTTCGTACGGGAGGTGACGCATGACCCGGTACCATTCGGCTTGGAACCCCGCATCCTCGTTCAGCAGAATCTGCACGCCGATGTGCAATTTGCAGTACTGGCGGGCGTCGGCGGCGTCACCGATCTGGGTCATCTCGGCGATACGCTTGTACATCGCAAACCACAGTCGGTTCTGGTCGAGCGTGCGGTCCTTGCCCGGGCGCAGCGACACAACGACGAACTTCTTGTCGCGGTACATGGTGGTCAGGCTGGTGATGGCTTCGGATAGCTTGGCCTGGCTGTTGACGGAGATTTTGTCGGTCATCACAGACGCTCCTTGCGAGTCAGTTGCTCCACCGCTTTCAGTTGGTCAGCCTTGCGCAAGGCGAGTCGTCGGCGTTCTGACCGCGCATCCCATCGAGACTGAATGTCTTTGCGGCGTCGATGTGCCTGAAGCTCATCCCTGACCTGCTGCCAACGGGCGCGCAGGCTTGCGGATGGCTGAACAGGTGACCCGGTCAGCAAGCCAGCAATGGCCTGACCATCTGCGGTGATGGGCGGAATCCGCAAATCAGCCAAATACTGAGTTCCGGCTTGCTGGGTGATCAGTTGCATACGGACCGCCGATTCGATGGCTGTCACCCGCCGAGTCGGATCGAAACCAAGGGACACGCTCCATGTCACCGGGGCTGCTTCGGCGCGAGCCGCCGTTACCAGGCGCTCATAGGCGCTCATGAAGGCCATTCGGGCACCGACTTTGTCGCCAAGTTTCAGAATTGGTGCAGCGGCACTCATGGCTTGCTGGACTTCTGCGGTCATCACCACAGTTTCGATTTCATCACCGGCCATCAACGCAATTGACCATGCCTCGTCCTTGCCCGGGCGGCCGTCGGCAGCCTGAACACGTTGCAGGATGTCAGCCATGGTCAGCTTGCCTTTCACCTCGAGGCGGCAGGCCCTCAGCGCACCGCGCACTACCGGCACTGGGTAGGCGCTCAGGTCTTCCGCCATGATCGCCGCAGTACCTGGGTTCATTTCCTGCCCCATGGCCTCGGCGGTGGCGATGATGGCCGCCGCCAACCCTGCTACCTGGGCGTCGTTCATTTCAGAGGTATTCATTGCGCTCTCCCGCCTGACGCTTGGCCAAGACCATTTGTGCAGCCTGCTCAGCGGCGGAGACATTCGCCTCGGTGCGTTCCATCTGGCGGGCCGTGGCCCCGTTGATGCGCTGACCAGTCACCCACTGGGTGTGGTAGCTCTCGGCGTTGGCCAGCAGCTCGTTGAGGCTGTGGCATTTGCGCAGCACGGCGGCATCGCTGGTTTTCAGGAAGTGGGCTGCGACGTGGTGAGCGATAT